CTACCACGTGCTAGTTTTTGCCATTCATTGTCTACAGTTCCATCTTCATTAACAAAAAAGTCAGAATCCATATATCGAATTGCAATAAATCCGGAATTTGATTGGTCAAAACCGTTACCACGAGAAAAATCAATTCCATTTCCAGTGTTTCTAGTAACAATCGCTTCAATTAAAGGTAAAGTAATTTCATTACAAGGAATTCTCATATCAGGAATATTCCAAAAAGTCTTTTTTTCACTTTTATAAATATAGGAAACATTTTTGATTTTTTTTACATAAAAAAAACACCTCTCGGTAGGACTTATAGCATTCAGAATTTTAAAGTGTTAATTTAAGCAAATTCTAAATGTATAATCGCCAAAACAAAATGTCCAAAATTTCAAAACAAAATGTCCAAAAAAAAGAGAAGCGACCAAGTTGATTGAGTCGCTTTTTTGATGGGGTTTTAATTGCTTTTTAAGAAGCGTTTTTTCTATTGAGCTGTTTGTATTTTTTGAGTTCCTCGGTGAGGAGTTTCACTTTGTCTTCCAGCTCTTTGATAAGGGCCTTTGCCTCGTCCAATTCTAAAATAGCGGTTTTAAGTTTATTTCCTAAATCCTCTATCATTTCTCGGTAATATTTCAGGACTTTTCCTGCATTCTCAATCTCTTTTTCGTGGTTTCCAGCCTCAATGCTCTCCACTTCGGCATTTTGCTTTTTCCTTCCGAAAATGAACCCCGCCAAGCCCGTAAGCAATGCCCCAATAAAACTTGCTATGTGAGGCAAAATATGTTCGTGTAGTATTTCCTGCATATTAATAGGTTTTATGATAGTATTCAAGGGCCTTTCGGCAATGATTTCGTTCAATTAAAAATAACACCAAATTTAAAATGGCTCCTGTTCGGCTCATCGTTCCCTCTTCATCTTGCTCTCCTAAATCCGCCGACAAAGTCCGATTATTCACGCCAATTTCCTTGCCTTTCTTTGTCTTCAAAGTAGCGTTCCAAAGACTCCTATATTCTCCACAGAGATAAATATCCTTGCGAATGGCACTCTCCTTAAAGTAGTTTGAAATACCAATTAAAGCATTTTTAAAGCCTTTTTTTCTAAAATCTTTGACAAATACCACCAGCACATTTATCGGCATTAAAATCCATTCTATCACAGGTGCGACGATGAATAATAAAAGATTGATAATCAAATTAAAAAGTGTTTTCATTTTTATTTTTTTTCATGGTCAAAATATTTTATTTTGTCGTTTTCGATGATGTGTAGCCTTAGTAGAGCGACCAAATCCACACCTTTCTCTATGAGAGCGAGGAAGTAGTCAAAACTTGGCTGTTTGAGGTATTTTTCACGCTCTTCTGGTGTGCGGTTGTCCTCTCCCTCTGTGGGTGCTTCACGGAATTTAGGATTGGCCACAGGCTGACCGCTGGCGTCTCTCACGGTGGTGAAGTCATTGTTATTGACAATCCAATTGGGAAGAGTGGAGACGAAGGTATTTTCTATTTTCTCGTTGGTTTCAGCATTGAAATATTCCACTTCTGCCTCTAATACGATTTGCTGAAACTTGGTAGAGATGTGGGCATCATACACCACGATTTCTCTTTTTACACTCCCAAATAATGGGTGATTGCTGATAGCTTGTCTTACGATTTCCATTGTTTTAATATTTTGTTAGTTAGTTTAAAATTTTGTATTTCACTTTTGAATTGATATGAGAAGAGATAATCACCCTATAATCGCCTAATTCGGCATTTGCATTAAAACTTTTATAAGTCATTGTCCCCTTAAATAAAGCACCTATGGTAATTACACCACCTGTTTTGATAATGAGCAAGGTAGGAATCTCTAATCCTGCCATACCACGATTATCACTTGTTGAAAATATATTAGTATCGTCCCTTAATTTCCAACTAAAACCATAGCCATAGTTTTCACTTTTGGAATAAACACCATATTCCATATTGCTTTCTCTACCTATTCCTGCTATTTCGGATTTCTTTGCCATAGCAATATTTGTAATTGAGATAACAAAATCCTTACTGCTGTTAAATACTATATTGCTTCTCTTCAAGTTGCCTTCCGTTGTGAAATCCGTGAGTTCCTCCATTTGATAGGTTTTAAAATCCCTCAAAACCCTTTCTACATCTTCGGCAAAGGTGGGTCTTGGTTGTACATTATTCGGCGCTATCTGGTTAATAGTGATAGAGCTTGCCATAAACTGATACTTCACATAGGGTGCTACTCCAAAATCGCCTCTGCTATTGGTTATCAATTGTAGGTTAAAAGAATTATCATTCGCCTTATTCTCTAACCCTTGAATACCGAATCTCGCTCCCTCAACATTCAGTGTTCTCACTACTCCTGCGGGTACTTGTAGGTCTGCATTTCCAATATTTTTACCGCTATTCTCTAAAAGTTCATCTATTTTTGTTTTGGTGTAGGTGTTGCCTTGTTTTGCCCCCTCGTCTATCGTAGCAATATTACTCGGTAATTCCCCCACGCCGAGTTTTTCTTTCCAAGCGAGAACATACTCATCAGTGAGATTGGAGGTGTCAAGATTGGCTTTGTTTTTAAGTTGCTCGGTATCGGCTTTATTGCCTAATATATCGCCAAGTCCTTGAACCATCTCAACAGGAATGTTTTCACCCTTATGCCAATAGCTCTCCTGCCACGCCCAAAACTGCTCCTGCGTAGGCTTGGCACCCGTTACAAACCAATTTTGTAAAATATTCTTTTCTGTCATGATTTATGTTTAATTTTTTCCTAAATAAATGATAAACTGCACAGCATAATTCTTAGGTCTGTTCTCCTCTGCGGTACGGACTTGGCGGGAACTGTCAAAATTGAAATTATGCCCCCAATTATCATCTCCTCCGTCTCTTAATTCAGCATTAAAATACCCTTCAAACCCAAAAGCTCCATCAGGAGAGACACCCCGCCATTCTCGGTTATAGGACGGAAATCGCCCTGTTATCTTTTGTTGAGCATCTTCTTGGAAACTCCCCAAAGCCCTCTCATCGGTCTTCCCTCTGAGGAAATACCCTCTTAAATCAGGAGTTCCGTTTTGTCCGTTGCAATGAAACCAACCCTCTGGGAGATTTTCTAAATCAAATATCCCTTGCTTGATTTCTCCTATCATTGGCTTTTGTTCCTCCAGTTTTTCTATCCTCTTGATAGATTTATCTAATTCTATTTTCTCTGCTTTTTTTTCTGTTAAATCCAGTAGATTATCTACACGCTTAAAATCCGCCCACGCAAAGGTCTTATCTGGTGTAGAACTGCCAAATGTTGCATATTTGTTGAAGATTACAGGTTTTGTTGCCCCATCTTCAAAAACTCTGCTTTCGCTTTCTTCTTTGATAATCACAGAAGTGCCTATGGCACCACCTTTGAAAGGTAAGATTTCGCCATTAAGAAAAATCACTCCATCTGCAATAGTATTTCCGAGCTGCTCGCAACCGCTGATAATGGCTTTATTTCCTGCCAAAGAGCCTAATTGATTAAAGATAGCATAAGCTGACTGCATGGCATCAAGGATATTCGTAGACAGTGGGAAGCCTCCCGTCTGATTGAAATTTATTTTGTTCATTTTGTTTGTATTTTATATCGTTTTGAAGCGAGTTTATAAAAATCAATTAATGCTCTCATTTCGTAGTCGTTATAGTTTAATCCTGCTGGGATGAGAACAACAAAATCCACTCCCGTATCGCTATAATCGGCATCATCACGGAGGTACATTGTGCCAAGAAATCTCGGTTTTTTCTCGCCATCAGTGTAGATATATTCCCTTTTATACTGGTTTCCATCAATGATTTTTATCCGCCTTTGGGCAATGTCAAATCTGTCATTAAGAACCTTTCGGAGATAACAGACCTGCCCATTATGAGCGAGGTTGTAAAGGTTTTGATTGCGGTTAAAATTAAAATCATCAACGACCTTTATCAAAGGAAAATGAAGCACTCTAAGCCACGCCAACATTCTCTCCTTCCGCAAAAAAGTCGGCGTTAATAATTCCGTTAGTTTATTGATATTTAAGTTATACCACATATTTATTAATGTTTTTTTCTGTTCTTTTGTCTTCTTTACTTATTCTTTTGTCTTGACACAAAAGAACCAAAAGGTCAAGGCTTGGAACCTACGGCTAAAAATTAACCTCAATTCCTAAACCTTCCCAAACTCGCTACGCTCGGACAAGGGAAGTTTATTTACGGAATTTCAATTAATTTTCTTAACGCCTGCGGTTCCTAGGCCGAAGTTTGGAGGATGTTTAATACTGATTTAAAAACTGGCATAGGAGATTGCCGTTAAGAAAATCGGGGCTTTGAGGGTGAAGAAATCCCCATTGTCTGAGCGGAGCGAGTTTTGGGGATTTTACCGAAAAGTCTTGGTTTTTAGGCAAAATCTCCTTAGAGCCTTGACTTTTTGGTTCTTTTGTGTCAAGGCAAAAGAACAAGAATAAAAGAACCCTTACACCACATACTCAATTCCGTTAAAATTCTCAATTTTGAAGTATCCTGAAATAGGAATGGTTTTGACCTCAATGGGTTGATAGTTTCCATAATCATTCACACCCGCATCAATCCATTTACTTTCAGCCAAAATGATGTGCGGAATCTTCACACCTTCTACTTGTTGCAGGGCATCCACCAAGTGAGCCAAGACCAATTCTCCATTGAATGGTAATTTTTTGAAATACTCTTTAATCGCCTTTTCTACGGGCTTTTCTCCTGTGAGGATACTTTGTCCGTTTTCATTTAATACGAGCGGGTCTCGGTATATTTTCATTTGAAGTTTCAGAATATCGGGCAGGTAATTAATCGTAGTAATGCGAACTCCTGCATCTCTGATTTCATTTATATAAGCATCAAATGATGCTTTTTGACCTTGTGAAATCGGCTGTAATTCTCCGCCCTGTTCGGTAGCGATTTTTACAATCAATCGGCTCTCGGTTTCTACTTCGGTTACCGCTGAATATTTGATGATTTTGCTGTTTTCAATCTCTTCTTTACTCTTTCCAGTATTATCAAATAAATCGGTCTCGGAGTGTAAATCAAAGCCGTACTGAAACGCCAAAGCCTTGTTCCGGTACCATCTCGCTGTGTGGGGTTTTTGTTCGGATAAAAGCTTTGAAATTTCTGTTTTATGCTCATCAAAGATTTTTTCCAAAGTCCAAATTACAAAGGCGGTAATGTATGCCCAGAGCCTCCAAATCGCCACTTTGGAAGTGGAATTTAACCCATTGAGAGAAGCCTCTGCCTCCTTGGCCTTTAATATCTCATTTTGAATCTGTTCTATCGTTCGTGCCATTTTTTAACTTACTTTAAATTCATAACCTACACCCCAATGTCCCACACCTTGTACCGCGATAATGTCTTCCCCTTTTTGAGAAAATGCGGTGGCAGGTTGAAGTTTTTTGCTTTGGTAATAGCTTAAAATATCTTTGTTTTGGTTAATCGTTGTCGGTTCAAGGTTCAAAGCTTCCCCAGACTCCAAATCATCAGTTAAACTTTTGCCATTTTGGAGTGCCAGAATAAAGGCGTTCTCCACGCTCCCCGTGTGCTGTATCGCAAGGTCTAAAAAGGATTGATGATGTAATACTACGATGTTCATTATTCTATTTTTATGATGGTGATATTTCCATTGGGACAAGTAGCGGTGATGCTAATCTGTTTTATTTCCTCTATCACGGCAGTAGCAATTTTTTCGCTGATGATGTCCAAAAATTGGTTATCATCTTCATTTTCAATCTCTGAAAGCCACGCCTGTTTTATTTTTTCTTTTAATCTTGTGATATTTAATGCCATTTTAATTTTCTTTTAAAAGCTCTTTAAACCTGTTTTCTATTTCCTTAAATTTCGGCTGGTTGATAAGCCTTGTCGTTGGCCCTCCCGAAGTGGTGAGGAATTTCATCTGCTGGATTTCCTGTAATAGGTCTGTCATCAGTTTTGCCAATGTTTCGTTTTCTTTTTTGAGTAGAAAACCTTCCTTTATTTTAAATTCAGTATTCTCTACTTTTACATGATATTCTTCTACTTCATCCGCCCAGATTAAGAAAGGTGTAGTAGGGTTATTATCTATCATTCCGATAAGACATGCAGAATCTATTTTAGGCTTCACAGAGATATGGTCTAATCCTAATAGAATATTGTAATAAGGTTCTTCATCATCTATTCCTTTTGCTGTCATTATCTTATTTTCCCAATCTACTTCCAGAACTTCTGCCCAAACAGTCTGAATAGGAACAAAAGATTTGATTTTCTCTGAAAGGGTTTGTTTTAATTTATCTGTAGCCATATTTAAAATGCTTTAAATCCTAATCCTATTTCCTGCCTGTAACCACTGTCTTTTCTAAAAGTTTTTTTTACACTGTCTATGTAATAAGTTCCCTGTCTGTCTTCATATAGAGAAGATGTTAATTTTACTTTCTGCCCATGCTGGACACTGGGAATACCAAAAGTGGTAAATGAACCATCAAAACCGTCTTTTTTCTTCTTTTTATAAAGGTCCTTTACGGCCTCTTCTAATTCTTTCTTGGTCTTTACATTAAAAGTCCAGTTAATGGTTTCGTTGGCATTATTGTCTCCATATTCAAATTTTAATTTTTTATCTTTTTCCTTTGCTTTTACTGCTTTCGCCACATTTTGTGCGGTTTGACCGATGATTTTCACTAATCTGCTTTCTGCGGAGATGTAATTTAAATCATTGCTGACACAATTTCTCTCTAAATCAAATTCTTCAAAAACTCCTTTATCATCCTTTACATCAGAATAGGGTTTTGCAACTGAAAGTTTTCCATTTCTGATAAAAGTATAAATGTTCATGTCACTCTGTAGTTTGTTAAGCACTTCCCCAAGAGTTACCTTTGTAAATCTTACTGCTCCAAGTGAAATATGGGCATCAATATCTAAGGGATAGTTTTTTACAACTTTTTCAAAAAAATCTTTTAAACTGATGTTAGGAGAGGAGAAATTAACAGGTATTTGTTTAAGTTTCCACATCTCATCTTCTAGTTTTATATTAATGGGAATATCAGCTGAAACTTGGTCTATATAACCATTAAACTCTAACTTTAAATCTCCATCATACCCCAGATAAATTTCTACTTTATCTCCTCTCTGAAAGACATCTTTTACCTTTTGTCTATTAAAATCCTTTACATTTCTAGGAAGTATAATTTCTGCTTTTCCACAGATATTTTTCCACGATAGTTCAATTTCACAAGAAGAAATCTGAAATATAGAAAAGCTCTCTCTTCGGTCATTTTTTAAAAATCTGATTTCTGCATTCATTGTAAAGGTCATCGCTCTATCTTTTTGTTATTTGCAATTCTATTGCTTCGTCACTTACCGCTTGAAATTCAATAGGGATAACATCAGGCGAGCCTGTTATGCTCTTAATATCCATATCTTCCAGCACGATACTTGTAATTCCTTTTTCCAAGAATAAAGAGCCTTGAACTCCAATACTTCCTGTTATTTGAAACCATTCTGTAAGGTGTTTTTCAAAACCTCTGGCAGTCATATCTCTACCTTTTATACATAGTGCTCTTATTCTTATATTCCAGTCATCAAATCCATATATCTCTTTGACTGTTCCATTAGAGCCTAAAACATTGGTTTTTACAATATTCTTTGCTCTGCTGAAATCCACCATAGTTGCATCTGGAAGCCAGAAATCGGGCATACTAAAATCGATTATTTTCCCTTTGTCATCATATTTTTTAAAAGTTCCTCCACGAAACATGATTGGAAAAACAACAGGTGTTCCATAGATACTCTGCCTTACTACATCTTTATAAACAGGCTCTTCTTTTAATTCTGCTTGATAGCCCGACATATCTACTTCTTGAGGTTTTCCGATAGGAAATGGCATATAGATAGGAGTTGTTCCAAAAGCAAGTTTGAATAACTGCCCTAATACTACACGATTGTCTATTCCTAAAATTTCCTTATTCATCATTTTTTATCTGTGTTTCTATTTTGGTTTTTAGATTCTCAAAGTCTTTTTCATCTAATGCAAGGTGTATTCTCATTTCTCTTTCCACTGCGACCTTATCTGTTTTTCCTTTTATAAACTGATAAAGATTAGGACCGAGCAGGGGGTTTTGTTTCCACTCTCCTTGTACGGATTGAAGAATAAGTGCTACCTCCTGCATTTCACTTTCGTGGGTATCAAAATCACCATTAAGGGTTTTAATGTCATTATTCTCATCAAGTAAAATATCTTTCATAATTAGTCTAATGCTACTAGTCCATCTCTGAGCCTGTCTGTAATTTGTCCTACAATTTTATCTGCAAAGTTGTCACTCCTTGTTTTGCCGCTGAAATGATTGTTAATTGTTACAGTTACATTCATTGTCCTGTTTCCTTTGGAACCCGACATACTAATGCCGTCTTCATCTCCTGCTGCCACCTTCCCTTTTTTACCTTTTTTACCTTTTTCTTTTTTAGCAAAAAGCTTATCATAGTCTATTGTTTTTGTAGGTGCAGAAGCAGAATCAGAAGGATTTAGCTGAATATTTGCAGTCCCCTTTATAACTTTATCTATATCATTTTTAATATTTCCAATTCCTTCCTCTTCTTGGTCTTTTCTAAAGCTTTCTCTTCCTTTTTCATTTCCTCTTTTATAGGTATCTTTTACTCTCCCAAAAACTCCTTTTGCCTTGTTCCAAACAGCTTTTACTCCATCTATCACAGGTTTTAAGAAGCCTAAAAAGCTTTTTACTTTTTGCAAGATTTTATTAAAAACATCCGAAACGAAATCCCATACTCCTCCGAAAGTATCTTTAAAAAAACCTGAAACAAGAGAAAATATACTTTTTAAAGAGTTCCAAATATTTAGCGATATATTTTGCAAAGTAGTCCATGCCCATCTGAATTTCTCAGCAACCCAGTTCCATGCAGAAGAGATTACATTTTTAATCATATCAAAGACCATTTTTGCCATCTGCCAAAGCCATTTGAAATATCCTACAATGTTATTTATAATAACCTTTATAAGGCTCCACACCCAGCCAAAATAAAGTTTGACTGCTTCCCAAATTCCATAGCAGAAAGCTCTAAATCCTTCTACATTATTCCAAAGCCAATCGAATAGTGAAATGAGTGCAGCAATTGCGGCTAATATCCAGCCAATGATAGGAATTGATTTTATGGCAGAAGAAACCCCTTGTATGGATTTTTTAAGAACCCTTAAAGCAAGAGACAATCCGCCAGAACTCACCGCTGCCCATAGAAAAGAAAGTTTTAACCTATTGTTTGTCAGCATCAATTGGAGTTTTTCTCTGGTCAGGTTCTTGATTATCTTAGTGTTAATCCAGTTTAAAATGGTTTCAATTCCTAAAATGGTATTAACAGCTTTCCCCACAATCTTAATCCCCTCCATTGCGTTTCTCATGTTAGCCATGACACTTACAAAAGTTGCCATTGCATTAACAAAGGGCTGAATATGTTTGGTCACATTTCCCACTGCGATATAGAAAAGATTCCAACGCTGGTTACGGCGTTTTTCTTTTTCCGCAGAAGTATCCATAACAACCGCCGCTTGTTCATAGGCTACATTGGTGCCTGTAATCTTTTGCGTCAGTTCTTCTTGCGAATCAGCGGAACGAATTAGAATTTGAGCTGCCGCCGCATTCTCACGCCCAAACACTTCCGTAAGTGCGTTAATATCATGCTGTATAGGTTTTAGCTCCCTTAATCTATCCGCCCAAGAAGTATGGGTATCTGCCATCTTCTTTGTATTTACTCCATAAGCTTGTAATATCTTAATAGCATCAGTGCTCAGCTTGGTTTGAGCCGACATATTAGTGATAACATTTCGGATAGCTACACCTGCTTCTGAGCCATACTTACCCCCTTCTGCCATTGCCTGTATTGCAGCATTGGTTTCTTCAAAAGAGAGATTTGCCAATTTTGCGGATACTCCTGCTTGAACGAGTGATTCCGAAATTTGAGGGATTTCCGCTGCACCTTCTTTTGCCCCAGCAGCCATGACATTTATCATTCTACGGGATTCATCTGCAGCCTTGATAGGATTGGACAAATCCACTTGAAACTGAAGCATTGAAGTTGTGATAGCATCAGTAGCTCCTTTAATATCTCCTTCCATGGTTTTAGAGAGTATATTAACAGATTCTCCCAATGCTTCCATTGCCTTATCACTGCTTCCTATATCTGGACCCAAGCGGGAAAGAATAGTTTTGAAGGCCTCCAGATTGGTATTTACATCCTCTCCAAAAGTTCTGGTAAGATTTTTAGCTTTTGTATTAAGTTTTTCTAAATCTTCTTTT